GTTGGGGCGAACATGCCCGTTCACACGGAGCAGGTCGATCGCGGCATCGAGATCGCCGAGGATGTCGGCGGCCGGATCATTCCAGGGAACCGTAGGCTGAACGATGTGCGCGGCGTTGCGCCGGAAATCGTACCAGTTGTCGGCGTTCGCCGAGCCGAGGATCGCGGGCTGCTGGCCTCCGAGGAGTGACAGGCCTGCGAGCACTTCAAACAATCTGACATAGCGCCGGATGTGTTCGAGGTGATGCTCGCGCGCGAGCTCGCGAAGTCGTTCGATTCTCGGGCGCTGGTCGTACGGGTTTTCTCCGCCCATGCGCTTGAGGATCTGCGACGCCGTGATATCGCCGAGCTCCTCGGCAAGCGGATACACGCGGGAGAACGAGCTGTAATTCTGCGTCGCGGTATTGCTCATCATGTTAAGAAACCGGCTGTTCGTGCCGCGATGGATAAGCGCCGCGAGCCTCTCGTTTCCGCGCATGATGTCGATTTCGACGACCTCTGAGTCGGGGCTGTAAATTGTTTTACTGCCGCCGAACGCGGGTTTGCCGAAGAACTGCTGGAAAACCGTATCTACATTGATGATCTCCTTCTCGTCGAAGAGCTCATCCATGTAACGGGAGTAGATGTCAACGGTGTTGGGGGATAACATTTTCCTATACCTCCTTAATTCTCGTGCTCGGAGATAGCCACGGTGAGTTCGAGTCTGATATTCGCGGCGGCTGCGAGCGCGGCGCGTGCGGTGCGGGCCTCGACGGTGGCGGGAGCAACCACGGTATCGGCCGTAAGGGTGCCGTCGTCGAATACGACGAGCTCCTCGGCGACGCGGGCGTTTCCGACAAGGATCGGAACATCGGCCACGTTGCCGGCCACGAGATCGGCCGCGACGATATCATCGCCGAGATATATTCCGCGCGGAACACCGGAGCCGTCAACGCCGGCTACGGCGATGAACGGGGTCCACAATCCGCTTGCGGCGATCTGCGCCATCACCGTGCCGTAGAGTAGGTCGGTCGTGCGCTGTGCGTTCTGGATGATGGTTCCGTTCCGCACGTCGGACTCATCGCTGAGTATGAGCGGGCGGGTGCTGTTATCCTGTCGTGCCTGGACTGCCATTTACTTCACCTCCATTCCGAGGGATTTTTTCGCTTCAGCGATTGCGGCCATGAGATCGGCCTCGTTGCGGATGACGCCGTCGGTGCTGCGCTCCGGCTCCTGCTCGGCGTGTACGCCTGCGGTCGCTGCGGATTCTGCGGCGGCGGCGGTGCTTGCGCTCTGCTCCCTGATTGCGTCGAGGGTTGAAACCGTGGTCTCAAGGGCGTCGATTGATTTCTCGCCTTTGATCGCGGCAATCGCGAGCTCGGTTACCTTCGCCGGATAAGCGGAGTTGCCGACGAACGGTGCGGCCTTCGTGACCCGGGCGGTGACAGCAGATTCGCCCTCGATTTTCCCCGCTTCAAATTTGGCCTGCATTGCGGCATCGTATTCGGCCTTCGCGGCGGGGTTCTGCTCCAGAAATTCTTTCAAAGTCATGGATTGAACCTCCATAGTATTTTTGCCCGCGTTTGGTGCGGGGTTGTGTGCGGCAATTTTTGTGAGATCGATTTTTGCCTCGACGAGCTTTTTAGAGAGTGCGGAAAACCGGAGTTTTGATTGAGTGATTGCAACTGCCTTATCCTTCGGCTCCTCGGTGCCGACGATTTCATCGACGAAACCGGCGTCCTTTATTTCGGAACCGAATAACCACGTCTCCTCGTTCATCATGTCTCGGATTTTGTTGAGCGGGATTTTCGTGCGCGCGGTGTATGCCTGGCCGATGATATTGGTCACTCCGTCGAGCACCTCGGCCATCTTGAATACCTCGCGGTAATCGCCGACGACTCCGCCCCAGGCGTTGTGTATCATAAGGACGGCATTGTCCTCGGCGGCAAGGATGTCAAATGCCGGGTTCATCGCGAGATAAGAGGCCATGCTCGCGGCCTCGCCCTTGATCGTGGCGAGGAGTTGGGCGCTGGGATAGTCGCGTTTGTAGTCGCGGAAAAGGTTGTAGATTTCCAATCCCTCAAAAACGGAACCGCCGGGGCTGGCGATCTGCACTTCGAGGTCCTGGCCGGAGGCGTCGTTGAGTTGCTTCCGTATTTTCTCGGCGGTGATCTCCCAGCCGATGTCTCCTGATAGAATTATTTTTATCATATCTTTTTCAGCACAAAAAAAGCCCGGGCGCAGTTGTCTGCACTCGGGCTTTTAATAATCTCAATTCTGAGGATTAAAAGAATCCGCTATAAATTATGGATTCAAATATTTCTTTTGAAAAACCTTTACCCCCTGGATTCCGCCTTGATTGAAATGAATTTCAATACAAACATCGCCGTTTAATTTCACTCCGGCGAGTTTCTGTAATATTTCAATAATTTTTTCCACAGTTGCCGTATACACTACGCGACATAATAAATTTGTCAATCACTTTTTGCGATCCTTATCGAATCTTTCCAGCCCCGTATTTCGTCGACGCTGCTCTTCACGTCTCGGAGGAGATCGAACAGGCTGCCGATCGATCTCTCGATGCGGGCCGCGAATTTATCGCTTTCCTCGTAGTCATGTGTCACTCGTTCGGCGCAATTCTGTTTGTGGAGCTCGAATATTTTATTTCCCATCACGACTTTTGCCTCCAGGCGGATGAGCCATGCGAGTATTGCGGCGCCGGTGAGGATGAGCGGCCACCATTTCAGAATTACATCCATCATTCACCGCCTCGATTATTATTTTCGTCAACGTTTCCCGATTGCTGCGTTTGCACCGGGGCTATGGGGAGCGGAGGCGGCGGCAATTCCGCGTATTGCCTCGCGTTTTTCCTGCGGTTCGCTTTCCCACTCGATCCATTGAGATTTCGGGCCACGTCGTCCAGGGTCTGCGCCGACATTGCCACGTATTTCAGATCCGCGTCTGCCGTGGCGTTCGGGTCGATGTTCGGCATCGGAGCCCCGGCCCATTCGCAGCATAACCACGCCGCGCGGAGGTAGGGGTCACTCCAGCCCGGAGCGGAGATGCGGCCTGCGGCGATCTCCTCGGCAAGCCACATTTCGTAAGAGGGGTCGAGGAAATCAGCGATCATTTCATCGCGTTCGATTTGAGCAGTACGCCAGCACAGGAGGAGGGTGGCGCGGCTCGCGGAGTAATTCTGATTGAATTTCTTGAGCACGAGTTCGATTGCCCATCCGGTGCTCGCGACGAGGTAAGAAAATACGTTGTTCACGTACATATCGAACGCGGCGGAGGGGCTGGTGTCCTGTAGATTTTTCCATTGGTCGCCGCGGCGGAGGTTGCCGACGACAGTGCTTCCGGGTTGGCGTATCGTCGCCTCGGGTTGCGGTGCCCAGTTTATGACGGGCTCGAGGCTTTCCGCGGTGACGTTCTGCGCATCGGTTGCAGGAGTGGGGTTGCTTCCGTATTGACCGATTGCGCCCGCGACTCGGCCGGCAAGTGGCTGTGACGGGTCCTGCGCCGTGTTTTCGATGACCGCCACGAATGAGGCCTGATTGATCGCTTTCTGGAGTACTGAGGCCTTAAAATCGGTGAGATCGGCGAGTTCCTGGATCATGTGCGCAAGTTTTGAATAGCCGCGTCCCTGGCCCGCATATTCGGGATTGTAGCCGTGGAGCATCATAATCCGCCCGGATTTCTCTCCCACGGCGGGGACGGTGGTTTCGATGTATTTACCGTCGCTACCCCTCATCCAGATTTTGAATCCGACCTCGCGGCCTGCGGCGTCGCGGACAATTCCGTCATCGCCGCCGAGCTGGGCATAGGTGGAAGTGTAGGCGTTGCCGCGGATCTGGTTGGCCTCAATAAAATCGATTTGCAGGGGTGACGGCGAATCCCAGTCGCGGCCATAATAGAGACGCACAAACACATCGTTGTCGCGCTGCTGTGCGAGTTGGTAAAATCGCTGGTTCTGGTAGAAATTATTGATTCTGTTGCGGCTGGATTTTTTGGATTTTGCCCAGAGGTGGAAACGCTGCGCCACGTCCTCGCCCCAGAGCTCGGCGGCCTCGGGGGTAATGCCGAGAATCTCGGGAATTGGAGTGGGTTTGAGCCTAAGGCCTGTATCGACGACGGTGTCCACAATTGAGGTAACGAGTGCGCGCGCCTCAATGGAATCCGACATCCTGTGGCGTACCTGTTGGCGGATTGCGTAGTGGTCATGTATGTCAATCGGTGCGCGACTGTTCAT